CTAATTTGCCTTAATTAAAACACTTTCCATGATGTTAGCCGCTTCCTCATTCTTGCTGCGGAAAAAGTAAGCATAGATATTTAATGTGGTGGTCGCATTGGAATGCCCCAGAACCCCGGCAACGGAGCGCGGGTCCATATTATTAGCGATCAATATGGATGCGGCAGTATGCCGTAAATCGTGTGGGGTTATATCCGGGGGAATCATGTGGCTGCAATCCTCTGCCACATATTTGTTATACAGTTCTATAATTCGTTTAAACTGATGGTATGGGCTTGAAGGGTGCATTTGAATCCCGTTTTCTTGTGTGAAGATAAAATTCTTATCAAATTCTTTCCCGTGGTATCCCTGCCAATATGTGCCGCGCTCCATGCTTTGGCGCATTTGTTCCGTTTTCCATAATCTCAATATGCCTGTAACAACAGGCGGTATAACAGGAGTGCGTGATTTATTTGTTTTGGTCTTTTTCTGTATTATCTTTCCGTCCACATAAGCTGTAGAGTTTTCAATATTCACGGTGCCAGTATCTAAATCTATATCGTTCCATGTGAAAGCTATATTCTCACCACGTCTGTCACCAATAAATAGAGCCAGATAAAAGTAAGCCCGCCATTTTAAAGAGAGCTTCCAGGACGTTTGATATTCTTTGATTGAATATATTTCCCCCGCTTTATTCTTGCGTTTACGGCCTCCATATTTTATCGTCATAGGGTTGTCTAAGGCCCACAGGAACGCTTGTGTTTGCTCTATGGTAAGATATTTCACCTTATACTCTTTCTTGGGTCTGTGTCCCTTGCTTTGCTTTCCAGCATAGATTAAAGGGTTTATGGTGAGTAATCCCTCACCAACGGCATAAGACAATAAGCTGCTGACAATGGCGCAATCCCTTGTTATGGTGCTTTCAGATAGCCCGCCGGGCTTTCCGTCAATCCTGGCCCCGTCCTGCCTTAAGTCTTTGCTGTAATCCTTAAGGTTCTTTGGAATGATGCTGCATATCTTTAAATGCCCCAGGCGTGGGACAATGCGCAATTTCAAACAGTTTTTATAGCTGGCCCAGGTAGTGATGGACATAATATCTTCATCCGGTTTTCCTGTAGGTTCATTGTCTTTTAAAAATAACTCAGATAGTTCCTCCAAAGTCATGCGCCGGCCTTTAACGTTTTGGCCTGATTTTACATCACGCTCAAAGTCCATTACAAATTGCTCCAGGGCCTTTTTCTCCTGTTTTGGGGTCATTCCTGGCTCTGGTGTGAATGTTTCCGTTTCAAGTATTTGGGACCCATCGGCTCTGCGCCCATTGCTAACCGTGACTTGATAAGAGTTACCGCGCTTTCTTACACTTGCCATAATATCCTTCCTTTCATCTGCTGGGCGGCATGGATGAATGGAAAATTGATAGTTGACAATAGTGGTTAATTAGTCTTTTTTTCTGTATTCCGGTATTTTCGTAAGCAATTCTAGCTGTTTAATGGTTCTGGTTATTTCTTCGTCAGCTTTCTTTTGACCTTCTTCGTTTAACATTGCATAATATTGTGCGAAAGAATCTCCTATGCCTCTTAAGGCTCTTGCCAGGTAAGCTGATTTGAATATGGATTCCTGCGGTGTCAGCTCTTCTCCACGGTTAGTTTTTTGCATAATACCATTAAACTTCATGTCGTCAAGATATTCATGATTATAGATACTATCATTGTTATGAAGTTTTATTTCTGTTTCTTCATATGACAAATGAGCTTGAGTAGACGTTGTTATCGGTAGACTTAATTTGTCTTTTCCTAAAATAAATACTTCTTGTGCAGAAAAGGATTTTTTTGCCTTTTCATCCATTGCTTTGGCGGCTTGAACAGTTTTTTGTATGTTATCCATGCGTGTAAAAAAATCTTTTTCGACTCCTAGAGCACTAGCAAGTTTTTGTAATTGTTCATCTCTGGGAAGTGATTGATTGTTTTCATATCTGCGAATCTGTACTTCGTGAATGCCACTTTCGCTAGCAAGCTTTTTTTGCGTCCAACCCTTATTTTTTCTTAGGATACGGATGCTATCACCAATTCTTAATAATGTACTGGCCTTCATATACCCACATCCTTTCTTATGTTGCTTTAAGCATATCACATAGGAAATGTTTTTTCAATGCTAAAAATAGTTCTGTTCACATAGTTGACAAATCGAAATTAGTTCTATATAATATAAATAGAACTAAAAATAGTTCCGTAAGGAGGTGGATTATGAGACTGTGTAAAACTAAGATGGAAATTATTATGGCAAAACATGATATGTACCAGAAGGACCTTGCAGACAAAGTAGGCATGAGTAGGGGGAATTTATCTACTCTTATTAACGGAAAGAATTGTCAGGCAAGAACTGCATTTAAGATTGCAGATGCGTTAGAGGTTGATGTAACTGAAATTTTAGAATAGAAATATGCTGGGCGGCATGGATGAATGGAAAGGAGCAAGCTTAGATTTATGACAAAAATGGAAATGGTTTCCAGATATACGGACTTAGCGCGGCAGCGTTCAGAACTTTTCTTGCAATCCGGTTCCTGTTGGAACACAAACACAGAAAGGCAGGAAAAGGCTATTCTTAATGAGATGGCGGCATTAGAAGCGGCTATTAAACTTCCAGTGCAGGAGGAGCAGTCCATTCCAGAAATGCTTACCATCCGTAAGGCAGCAGAGAGAACCGGATTATCTTATGATTGCATAAGAAAATTGTGCCTACAAAAGAAAATAACGTTTGTCATGGTTGGAACGAAGTATTTGGTCAATTTTGGTAAACTGGTGGATTTTCTGAATGGGTATGAGGCGGATGCTTAGACTGGCGGTGGATAAATGGCAAATAGGAGGATGTTTTCTCTTGATGTAGTGGACACCGACAAATTTTTGGATATGCCTGCTACCTCGCAAAATTTATATTTTCATTTGGGGATGCGGGCTGACGATGATGGCTTCGTATCATCACCCAAGAAAATAACTAAATTGGTCAATTGTGGGTGTGATGACCTTAATGTTTTGATTTCCAGGGGCTTTGTAATAGCGTTAGATGATGGAATCATGGTTATTACTCATTGGAAACAAAATAACTACATACAAGCAGACAGATATAAGCGCACTGTATATCAAGAACAGTTATCTCAACTGACTGTTAATAATGGCGTATACGAACTGGATACAGGACGTATCCATGATGTATCCAAAATGGAAGCACAGGTTAGTATAGAGTTAGATAATAATATATTATGTTCGCCTGGAGCCGAACCAGATAAGACGGGAGATAATAATTCCGACCTTGAAGAGCTGAAAACAGACTTTGAAAAGATTTATGCCATATATCCCAAAAAGAGGGGAAAAGCAAAAGCATTTGAATACTATTGTGCTTATGTGAAAAAGGGGCGCTGTATTAACAAAGTTCGTTATCGGCTGACTAACAAGCAAGTTTATTTGGCGGTTCGAGCCTATACCCGTGAACGGGAGGAAGAGGGAACAGAGTTAGATTATTATAAAAATTTCGATACATTTATGTCAAAGGCCATTATTGATTATCTGCCGGGGGAGGGTGATTTATGATTGTTAATGCAGAGCAAGCGCTTATTGGTGCCTTGATGATGGAACCACGGGCAATCAAGGATTGTGGGAGCATTCGCCCTGATATGTTTGTTGATGCGCTGTTAGGGCGGCTATATCTGGAATTTTTGAGAGCGCATGATTTTGGATATCAGGCCAATCTTGTAACCCTTGCAGCAAATATTGCTGATGTTTCCCAATCTGAATTACTGAGCAAATTAAAAAAGTGCAGTGATTCAAGTGTGACAAGCACTGCGGCTGGGGAATATGCAGATGTGATTAAGAACGCATATAAGGCCCGTACAGCCACGCAAATTATCAATGCGGTACAATTCCACCCCTCTGCCGTAGAAAAGCAAATAGGGGAGACTGTGAACGCTCTGGAGGCATTGCAAGAGGATGATAGGCCAAAGGCAAAAAGCTTAAGTGAGATTGTTGACGAAATGGCCCCAGGATGTTTTGTGGACAGGGAACAGAATTTTCTTTACACGGGATTCACACGATTGGATGAATGTCTTGGAGGTCTGGAGGGTGGGGATATCATTGTCATTGGAGCGCGCCCGGCAGTTGGAAAATCTGCTTTTGTTACGCAAATACTGACCAATATGGGAATCCAGGGCAAGCGGGTGCTGCTGTATAATCTGGAAATGACAAATAAGCAGATGTATGAACGACTGGTGTCGCGGCAATCTGGTATTATGATGAACCGTATCCGGCAGGGCAAGGCATTCTTGGGGGATGAAAAAGAACGGTTCCAAAAGGCCAATACGGAACTGAAAAGGCTGGATGTGTGGATATCAAGCGGGGTCAAATCCGTGGGCGAGATACGCAGAGAATGCCAGCACATGGGGGCTGATTGCATCATCATTGATTATTTGCAGCTTATAAAGACAGAGCGTCATTATGCTAACCGGGTGTCAGAAGTGGGCGGTATTTCAAAGGCAATTAAATCATTGGCAATGGAGTTGAACCGGCCTATCATAGTCTTATCGCAGTTAAACAGGGCATCAGAGGGACGGCAGACAAAAGAACCCACTATGTCGGAACTGAGGGAATCAGGTGATATTGAGCAGGATGCATCAGTTGTTATGCTGCTTTGGAATCTTTCAGAAGAAAATGAAAGATACAAAGGGGTGAAGGTAGAGAAAAACCGACAAGGGAAAACAGCTAAATTTCAAATGGAATTTGTTGGTGAGGAAATGAGTTTCAAGGAAACAGAGGGTAAAGATTTTGATTTCAAGCCAGCAAAGGAGAAAACACCATTTGATTAATAGGGGGCCGATGTGGTAAAGAATTCAGAGGTACAACAGGAATTTGAAATGTTCGCAGACGTTTGGAAGCTATTTAAGCAGCGGCTTCCAGTAGGAAAACCAGATGATGATGAATACTGGGAGGAAACCGTAAATGCAGTTAAGTGTTTCATGATAAAATATCCAGATTCATTCAGCAAGGATATAGCAACGGCGGTGTTGACAGAAATCGAAAGGAGGGGTAAGCGGTGAAGATAAGAACCCAGGATGCAAGGCAATACCTTGAATATGGTGAAATATATACAGAATATAGCCACGATGGTAAAGGGGCAACGGTGTATGTCAGAAGCAGGTTTCATAACGGAGCATTGTTTGTGGGAGTCTATGAGGATATGGCGAGGGCTAAAGGTGTTCTTTATGAGGTGGATTTGGCATATCAGACCGGGCAGAGGGTCTTTTATATGCCAGCAGAATAAAAATTACATAGCAGTATGATTGTATAGAGCCAGACGCTGAGACGCAGAGCCGTTTAAGGAAGGGCTTTATTTTTTTACTATTACACAAAGAAAGTGGGTGATTTCCAGGATAATTGCTCTCGGAAATCAGATTGCTACAGCTGAATTAGTCCTTGATGGTACAAAATTTGGTCAGTTTGTGGTTAAGTTCGGGAACAACGAAAAGAAAGTGTATAAAAAATCCCGCTGTCGTTTTAAATGGGTGATGGCAGCGGGAAAGTCACATTGCTTTAATTATATCAGAAGGATGGTGTATAAGCAATGAGGACAAGGGACAAGAGCTTAAGCGATTACGGAATAGATTGCAGCCGGACGGCTGAATTAATGGAACTTGCCAGACTGGAAGAAAACAAAGGCTTAATATGCATGGCGGCTGAATTAAGTAATCCAGGACTATCTGCATTTATTATTGAATCTCTCACACAAAAAAGAGGGTATGACCGTATTTATATTAAATC